TTCGTTCACGATCTGGTTGACGGGTTCTGGCTGGTCAGGGTTAATCTTGACCATCTTCGTTTCGCCGTCTTCGCCGATGATTCGGGCGATGCGTTGCGTGTCGTAGATTTTGGGGATCAGGTCCACCAGTTGGCGGGCCACATGGCGCACGCCACGGGACAAGTTGTCGCCGTAGTGGTACGTGCCCACATCACCTTCGCGCTGGCGGGCCAGAATAGCCTTGCCGCTGCGCTCGTTGGAACCCATGCCCAGCGATGCGTTGTACTGGCCTGTGGTGGACTTAATGTCCTCAGACGCGCCTGCCTTGGCTTGCAGCAGGCCGCTAGAGGCCATTGGCGGCTGCGCCCGCTGGGGTAGTGGCAGGGCAGCGCCTTGGCCGTCTGTAACGTCTGGATTGACCTCCAGATACGGCCAGTTGTTGGTGTTGGCCGTCTTCCACTTTTCCTCGTAGCCTTCAAACTGGCCGCCGTAACCGATAAACGGTGCCTTGGGGGCTAGCGCCAGCATCTCGGCCTCTTGGCTGACCCAGTAGTTGTACATGCGCTGGGCGTCCTTGGCGTTACGCACAAGGCCCGACACGTACAAACGGCCATCGACTTCAAACTCGTTGCCAACAATGCGGATCACGGGGATGTACTTGCCCGCCCACTCGCGTTCTTCAAGGATTTCGTACCCGTTGATCTTGCAGTATTTGACCTTTGGCCGGTCTGACTCGCGGCTACGCAGCGGCTTGCCGTAGACAGCCTTCATCTCTCTGTCCTCGGGCGTGCCTGCAAACGCAGTCATGTTGCCGGGGTACAGGTTGAGCGTGGCCTTGTCGTAGTCGATGTAGTAGTAGTCAGCGATGCGGATCGTGTCTTCGTTCAGCCAGTTGCTGATCGACTGGTCGCCCACGCCCAGCGACTGAAGCGTCGAGATCGGCGTGGAGTCGGGATACATGCGCTCGTACTCAAGGCGGGTCACGTCCTCGGTCACAAAGCAATACTTGGCGTCCGAGCCGGTGGGGTCTTGGATCATCGGGTCCATGTAGACCGAAAAACTGTTGCGGACACGGCCAATCTTGATGTCTTGGTCGAACGAGTCACCGTCACAGTACTCGGTCAGCAGCCGGATGTAGCCTTCGCCGTAGGAGACTTGGTTCTCGCAGGCAGTGTCGTAGGCCACATCCGCGTCGCTCATGTATTCGATGTGCCGGATCATGCCGTTGAAGATGTCGGCCACGGCCACATCGGCTTTGTCATCCACAGGGATGACTCTGGCGCCAGGGCGGTTTTGCCGCATGTCGTTGGTCACTTGACGAACGTGCTGCGGCAGTTTGTTGATGGTCAGGCACGGGCGGGCGTTGATGGTCTGGCCTTGCACCGCACCGCGGGTAGCCAGCACGTCGGCGGGCCACTGCCATTGGTTGTCGGGGGAACCTGCGTAGAAGCGCAAATCGTCTGTCTCGTCTTCCCGTGATTCGGAAAGCGCCGAAACCGCCAGATCAAGACGGGATCGGGCGAGTGCCAGAATATCTGACTCGCTTTTCTTGGGTTTGCCACCGTTCGCTACAGCGGCAGCGGCAACCATACCAGTTGGGTCAGCCATTTTTACCTTTCGGTTTAGGCTTAGATTGTACAGCACGCTTGATTGAGTACGCAATGGCTACAGCCTGCTTGACTGGTTTGCCAGCAGCCACTTCAGCCTTGACGTTCTTGCGGAACGCCTCAGGTGACTTTGACTTGACCAGTGGCATCACTTCCCCTTCTTGGCGGGCTTTGCCGTCTTAGCCGACTCTCTAAAGTCCTTGGCCGTAGGCGCGTTCTTGCTGCCCACTTTGTTCATCTTCTCGCCAGAGCCAGCCTTGATGCGCTCTTGTTTAGCGTTGATGTTTGCGTAGAGTCCAGGTTTCGTTGCCATGATTAACACTTCCATCGTTTGAGCGCCGCCTTGGCGCGTTCGCCGTCTTTGGCGTTAGCCGCGACGGCACCCATCCGGGCGCAAAACGAATCTTTGCGCCCCTGATCTGCTTTGGTCTTGGGGTTCGGGGCTGGAGCCTTGAGATTGCTGCCAGTTTCCCGGTTGTACTTTTCGCGGCCCTTGGCGGTCAGGCCAGCGCCCTTGGACACGGGCAGCTTCTCGCCGCGGCCAACTGAAAGTGAAACGCTTTTCTTTGTCGCCATATTAAGACCCCATCCAAGATGATGACACACCCCTATCCATACTGACTGAACGTGATGGTGTGCGGGAATTGTACTCACGGTGAGCCACAGGAAAAGCAAACGTCACGCAAATCGCATCAGCAGCATCCGGTGATGCAAGACCTCTGGCCTTCATGTCTTTCTTGGACTCCAAAAAGATTGTCCCCTTGGAATCAGGCTTGATCATAGGCGAGATCAGATCCGTTTTCAAGAACCTGTCCTTGGGGATACTGGCGCTTCTAAGCCAATCCTTCATCTTGCCCCACATCTCAGCCCTCTTGTTGCCATACATAATAGGGTTGCTTGACTTGTTGCCAAAGTTCACACCCTTGATCTTGTACCTCTGCTCTTTCAAGCGGTCAACAATGCCAGCGCCAAGACCTCCCTCGTCAATCACCACCAGCGCAGGCTTGAACTCCTCAATCGCCTCAATGATGTGGCCCACCACCGTCATGGTGTCATCCCCTCGGTGTCTGTCAATCCTCACGATGTCCCTGCCTTGGCGCACGGCAATCACCGTGGCATCTGCTCCAAACCTTGCAGGGTCCACACCAATGATGATCGGCGCAGTCTGGTCCTTGTACTTGGCCCTGCCCATCGCCTCATCCACAATGTTCGACGGAATAAACTGGTCATCTCCCGCATTAGGGAACTGACCGTAAACCTCGACATGCGCCTGGCTCGAGTCTGGGCCATACTCATCAATGATGTTCTGGTACACAGCCTTATCTGTGCCCTCCACCGTGCGGGCGTCCACCACCTTGGTGCTCCAGAAATCTCGCTTACTGTGGAATGTCTCGTAGAAGTAACCCGTATTGCGGCGAGGGTTGGAGAAAGCCAGCCAAAGGCGGCTTGGCGTGTTCTCGGTAAAGAAACCAGCAGTCACGGCCCAGATGGCGTCATCAATACCTGACGCCTCATCAAAGATCACCATCACACCATCAAAGTTGTGCACACCGGCATAAGCGTCAGGGTTTTCGGCCGACCACAGCCGGCCCTCAACAGACCAGTAGCGGGTGCCTTTTCTAAGGTCTTTTTCCACCAACTCGGTTAACCAGTTGGCAGGGGTGATCTTGGTCGCGGCCACCTCAAACCAGTGGCTGTTGATACTCATTGCCAACCACTTCGTAATCTCAGCCCATGTGACGGCACGCAACTGGGCCTCACTGTTGGCCGAGATGATGGTGGTCGAGCCTATGCGGGTAGACAACATCCAGATGGTGAGCCATGACACCAGCGCAGACTTGCCAATCCCTCGGCCAGACGAGACTGCGTGGCGCAATGTCTCAAAATCTATGCGGCCATCTTGGCGCTTGATGTGCTCGGCAATCTCTCTGAGCACATCCCTTTGCCACTTGCGTGGACCCTTAAAGTTCGCCAGCGGCGTGTTCTCCTGACCCCAAGGAAAAGCAAACAGCACAAAAGCCTCGGGGTCGTCAGCAATCGCAGGCGTCCATACCGTTGCCATTAACTCTTGTTCGTCTTCGGGCTTGTAGATGATGGTTTGCATTTATTTTGTTCTGACAATCAACTGGTTGATCGGCACATCGTAGCTTTGGTATGGATAAGTTGCCAATCTCTCTTGAGGCGTCATGTTCATGCGAGTTTGCACTGCCCTAGCTTCAGCTTCACCAGCTAAGCGCTGATACAAATCAAACTTGGCCTGTTCGCTGTGATATGCGGTCAGGGCTTTTGAATCAAGTTCACGCGCCTCTTTTTCAAGTTGCAAACCTTTTTTGCGTGCGCCAGGTTTAACAATCCTTGTTGGGTCTAGAGGATCATTAGCACTAGACATACGAAACATTTCTTGCGCCTGCTGTCTTTTTTGTTCTGCAATTTTTTCAAGCGCCAAAATCATTGTGTTTGGACTGCCGCCTTCTGCAAAACCTTCTCTTTCCTGAATGGCATGTTGCAATTCGTGAAGCATTACAGATTTTCGGTCGCCAACAGGTAACGATCCCATTTCTATACGCTCAAAACCATTTGCATACGGATCAAAATAAGCACCTCCTTCTTTGTTGTAATTATTTGGAGATATTTTTGTTGGCATTAATCCAACATCATCATATGCTTTGTATAAATTTGGGTGTTCAAACACTTGCCTTGTTTGAAATTGACCGCCTAATGCCGTCATTGGGAAATTTGGGTCTGGCGGCACTCCAGTTGCCAAATTGTCTGACACCTCTTGCCGCAACTTACCCTCCGGTCCTCGGAAAGTACCAGTAGCCGACCAAATGTTTTCGGGGGCAACTCCAGCCTTTTCCATCTCCACAGCTTTGGCCGCATTTGCCGCATTCCATGTTTTTGACTTTTCGCCAACAAAAATATTTCTGCGCGTTCCTTGCGTCAGATCCAGCACCAGTTGTGCCGGTAAACCACCGCGCTCCATGATGCCTGGCAGCACACGCTCGGCATACCTCTCACCAGCCTTGCCACCAGCCAGTGCAGCCCTGGTCGCCGCCCTTGATGCGGCCAATGTTGCCATCGTCACAGGCTGCGCCAGTGGTGCTACAGCCATTGCCGCCTCGACCGCCTCTGGCCTGATCTGCGTTGTCATCCCCCTGCCAGTTGTCAGTGGCTCACCATAAGACAACCTGTCTAGCGTCTGACTTATCGCTGGGGCCGACAGAAAGCGCGAGATGCCCTGCATCTGCTGGGTGCGCTGCGGCGCATAACTCTGCGCCATCAGGTCAGCCAATGCACCCAAATACGGGTTGCGTGGCGTTGCACTCAGCGTGTCTTCATACGCCAGCATGTTAACTGGGCGCTGGGCTAGGGCGTTGCTGTAAATCGGCATAAGGCGATGTTAAACCAAAAAACAAAAAATAAAAAATGTGCGCGGGGGTACCGTAACCGCGGCCCTTCCCCGCCGGCCCTACCCCCCCCCGACCATCGGCGGGAAGGCGGCCAGGGCGTTGTCCACAGGGTTTTTTGCACAGTTGTCCACAATGGCCTGTGGATAACTCTGAATGTAGCCATTAGGCGCTAGTTTTTCTGTGGATAACTCGGCATCGACTTAACATAATGGACGTTGTACGAAGTAGACGCACGTTTACATCAGGGTTAACCCTGATGCGTCTGCGTCAGGCGCGTGCGCGTAATTAGCAACAATTTCCGCTGTAGTCGCACAAACCCCCCAATGATTACCATCATCCAAGTCACGAATCAACCGTTTTGGACTCAACATCCACCACATTGCTTTCATCTTTAAGCACGCGCTGCTTTGCTTCTTTAAGCGCATCCATCACACTGATGCGGTTGTCTGTCACTGCGACATCAATGCGATCACCGTACATCTTGGGCTTGAGTTTGGATGCAATCCACTTACGTGCATCCACTTGCATTCGTTTGCGTTGTACCCAAGCTGAGGCCATTGGGCCTTCGAGATGCTCTGGCATTTCCTCGTCAGCCAGTTCCAAAATCTCTTCAGCCAATCGATCTGCTCTGTCCTCGATGGCGTTCTCGTACATGGTGCGGAACTCTGGGCTTTTCTTGATCATCAGCATGACGGCATAGTACGAAGGCATGTTGTCGGCCTTCAATGCCGTGCTGAGGCTTTTGCCCATTGACATCTGCTCGGTCATTATTTGCCAGCATGGATGATCAATCCCAAACACTGTAGGCCGACCACGGCCACGTTTTTCAACCACTTCGGTGGTTGCCAAGTTCTGAGTCACTTGTAAGCTCCTAAAAAATACGGGTACTCACACCGATCTGGTGCTTTCCCCAAAAATGCGGCAACTGCATTTGCACGCACCATCATGCTATCACCTCAATCTCAACCTTGTAAGTTTTAACCCCACCGGATCTCTGCCTGTACTCCCATTCCACCAGTTTGCTCCCATCATCCACGCCAAGCCAGTCAGCCACCCCATC